GCTACACCACCTTTTGTTGTTAAATCGCCCGATACGTTTTGTATCCACTTACTTGAATCATCGTACCAATCTGCACCCTCAACACCTGTGACAATTGAATCGATGTAGTCCTTTCGCATCTTTTTTAAAGCTTTTGGGCTGGTTACCTGGCTGGGTCCACCAACATATTTACCCGTGGTCCCAACTCGCTCTTTGCTTCGACCTACGCCCATTTCAGCGCGGTTTGTGGTTCGTTTATCTTGTAATTTTTTTACTGCAGGAATTGCTTTTTCTTTAATGGCTTTTGCTGCTAAGTCGCCAGCTACAGGAATAAGGCCAGCCATTGCGGCTGCAGTATTTAAAGCACCCTCTCCATATTGCCCACGACTAAATGAATCAGATGCTGCATCTAGGTCTGATGCCTCACCATATATAGGCACAAAGTCCATTAATCCAGTAATAGTTTGGGCTCTGCGCCTAGATCCAGCAGGGTCTGATCCGTCACCACTAAACAAATCAAGTAGGCCACGCATAACATCGCCACGCATGGTTGGGTTTGCCGCAGTAATTGAACCTACATCTGGACCGTCATACATCTCGCTTTCTTGCAAAAGCCCACGCTGATCTATGAATCTCACTTAGCCATTCTCTTTTTTACTGCCGCTGAAAGGTCTTTCTTGTGAAACAAATCTTTACTAGACTTAGTGTGACGAGCCCCGGTCATTGCCATGCCATTGGTCTTGTGAGTCGCGCCTGTATGCTCAGTACCGTTTTTTAGGTAATGTTTGACACCCTTAGCCATCGCTAATACCCCATTTTTACAGGCTTCTTTTTAGGCTTCTTTGCTGGCTTTTTTTTAGGCTTATTGGTCATCATATCGTGTCTCCAAAAATTGTTAGCGCATTATAACATATTATGCTATCCCACGAACATTTCTTCTTAACGGACCTTTATGTTTTTTCTTAGATCGACCTAAGTCACCTGATGCAAATGCTTGTGCCATTTGCCTAAGTGCGTCTGCGGCTTCACTGTGACCTTCAGACTTGTCTGGTATGTGCGACCACCTACCATCACTGTTAGACCATTTGCGCCTGTAAGATTTTAAGTGTTCTAGTCCTGCAGCGCATTTCTCTTCGTCAATCCAAATATAAGGAAACATATCTGCTGTTTGTTGAATACCCCACAATAGTTGTTGAATCCGAGGGACTATGCGCCAGCCTGCACCAGGCATTAATTGCTTAAGCATGTCTTTTGGGCTTTTGTTCTTTAGCTCACCTTGACGCTTATGATCCGCATCGTGGGGCAGGAAGTGACTTTCAAACACTAAGTCAAGACTCTGTAACCATTTTACTGCGTGGCTGTAAGGCTCATTCCATGCCTCATAAAAATAAATACAACGGTATTCTAAATTACCAATTTGCTGCACCACCCACACTGCGCACCCGTCTGACGCCCCGATGTCCCAAAAAGTCATGCAAGGGTGTGAGGCGACAACAGGTATCTTGCAAATACGGCCTTCGTCTTTTGCTTTATTAATTTCACGCAGAAAAAAGCTGCCTTCGGGGTATTCCAGAAAATCAGCTAACCACACATGACCATATGTATCAGGTCTTCGCAATAAATCCTCTTTACGCTCCAGTTCTAGAACATTTGGAAACCAAGGATTATCAAAAAAATTTAACTGCACAATGCGGCTATTTTCGGGGGCATCTAATCTATAACGCTTATGAGTCGCACTGTTTTTGTTTTCGGGGTTCCAAGTCACCCACACTTCTGAGCCCGTGCCATCAGCCTGTTCTTCACGCACCGTAGGCATTAATTTACGCCAGGCTTCTTCTGACACCCCTTCAGCCTCATCGATCCAGGCAAGCAATAATTTGGCTTTAGACTTAATAGAATCTAGGTTATGTCTTAGTCCTGCAAACACGTATTTAATGCGCCCGTCTTTGGACCTGATGTACCGCTCACCGATTTCGTAATAGTCATCAAGCCAATCGACTGATCGTATAGCCGCTTTAACCTCTTCAAGTGAAGACTCTTCTAACGAATTAAGGTGTTCACGACCACAAAGGATCTGACCTGAGATTCCTGCTGTCCCATAGCGGTATCCCTCAACAGCACTCATAAGTGCAAACGAACGAGTTTTTCCACTACCCCTCCCTCCCCATGCTCCCCGTATCCTCGCTGAACCTTGAAACACCGGGATTAGTTTAGGAGGTAGCTCTATCTGACCAACCGACATCAAACGTCAAACTCTTTAGCAACCAACTCAATCTTAGATTTAGGTGTCATAGAACCATCGCTAGAAGTTTGGTCCACTGAAGACTTTTCACTTAACCCATGCTTACCCATTAAAAGCTTGACCAGGTTAGCGTTTAAATCACCGCCTAGACCGCCATCCATCGCCACTGTGAACTGAGTGAGCTTAACTTTGCCTAATATATCCCGAAACTGCTCATGCTCTTCTGCCCATCGGTATAAAGTTGTCTCGCTAATGTCCAGGTGCAAGCACAAATCCTGGTTGCTAGGAATTAGCCGCGTATAACTATTTAGATAGTGATTCGCCTTATCCAATAACTTCGGTGTGTACTTTGTTGGTCTGCTCATTACGGTCCCATCATTTTAATAAATCTCAACTGAGTCGCTATATGCTTCCACCCAGGTTACTGCTGCTGCCATTAAGTCATCGTCTTGTTCGTTGAGAGCCCGACCATCATTAACTTCAATCAAGATTTTGATTAACAACGAGATTAAATGCGCCCCCTCATTAATCTCATCTTGCTCTAACTCAATCACGCTGCACTCTCAATTTTGATGATTAATTCTTTAGCTAATGCTCTGTATTTAGCTTTGATCGACAAAATATCGTCACGCCTATATCTTTTGGGCTCTTGTGGGCCTTCTAATAACTCAACTTGGTCTAAGCCTATTTTCTTAATTAGGTTAATACGGTAATCAATAGCATTACCTGAGAGGTGATTGTTACAAGGCGCACATTGAGCATGGACGTTGTTTTCGTCATAGCGTAATTCTGCTGCTGCTCCTACCGATCTATAATGACCAGCATGGATCTGCCCGGTGTGATGTCTCTGACAACTGATACAAGGTTTACCCTTATCTCTTAGCCTGATGTACTTGTTAAATTCTGGCTGTGCTTCTTTATGAAGATCGCCAAGGCTCTTTAAAGCCTGTTTACGCTCTTTTATATTCTTCTTTATAGTCTTAGCACTGTTAGCTTTTGCCATCGTTACAGCGCAATCTACGGAGCATACAGATGCCGTTGACAAGAAAGGCTTAAATACAACCTTGCATGACTTGCACTTTTTTTGTCTCGCAGGCTTTAAACTCATGCAGCCTCTTTGTGTTTGTAGTTTTCATATGCTTCAATAGATTCTTTTGACCAATGCACACCTTTCTCACTGCCAAAGGCGTAGATCAACTCAATTAGGTCAGAAAACTCTTTTTTATTTAGCCTACTACTTCCGCGAGAGAGGCCAACAAAACCGCCATCAATGCTGGGTACAGACCTCTGATTAAATAATGAGCAAACAAATACAGTTTTCCAATCATATTCATCCAAATTTTGTTTATACCAATCCACTTGTTTAGTAACGTCAGCCAGCATCGCCCAAAGCTTTTTATTTTGATCTAGGCTTCTACCTGGTCGCTTTAATACGACCTCTACTGGCCCCTTAAATAAACCTTTATTAATCATCGATGCCACTCTAGGAATTTCATCTGCTACGTTTTTACTGGTAATGCTAAAAGTAACTTTATCGCTCATATTGCATCTGCCCACTTAGACATTGGCAATTTGGCTAGGCGTAAACTCAAGCGCAAATCCCAGCCTTTAGAGCCCAGGTTTGCACCATTAGGCTCTCCTATTTTGCATTTTTCGTTAATTGGATTGTGCTTATAATCAGGGTCATCAATTAGCCTGTATTCATCAAGTGGGTACTTGTTTGTCTTACAACGATTAATAAGCGTTATATCGTAGGAATTAACATTAAATCGTTTAGCAATAACCTTAATAGGAACGCCTTTGTTAATCTTTTGAATGACTAAGTTACATTGTTCTAAATCAAGACTCATGCTTCTGCCCAGACCATTGATTTTCGACCCGTGACTTTGCATGGTCGCGTATAAGGGTTGCTGACAAAACCCTTAAACCTTAGCTCTGGCAAACGCTTCCAAGGAGCAGGAATGCCATTGCTTAATAATTCAATTTCACGGGCTGTTGAATCAGGATGTTCTTTTACGATTTTCAATAACGCAAACTGGTGCGTTAAAGTCATGTCTTGAATTGTTGCAAATGCTGCAGTGCTGTTTTCATGAATCATGCTGCACTCCTTTCTTTGTTATATTTATTTCGTGCTGTAGGATTTAACTGCGATTTAATAATGTGAGTTAAACCGCCACTTTCGCCCCACTTCGCTAAGTGAACTGAGCCTTTGTAATCAGGTAACAATTCTTTGTAATCGCTTTTTAGTTTTGGCTTTGCTAAATAATTCTTCATCCAAATAATCCTTTTAAAGCTGCTGCCTGCTGGTTTCCATACTCGCGTTCATCATCGGTTGGTTGCCTCGCAATCATCAAAGGCGTTGTATTTGACTGCCTAGATTGCTGCGCTGTTATTGCGTCATAAGCCGGACCTTGACTATGACCTTTAAACTCTGCGTAGCTTGGTGGATAAACCTTTTCCTTTCGCTGCACAGAAGCCTCAATGTGCTGCTCTAGATTGGCAAATGCCTTACCAAAATCATCCATTGTAAAATCAGCTAATTTGCGGCTCCAGGTTTCAAACTTTCCGTTAGTCAGACTAGGCAAGCCGTTAACACTGACCCAGAGGTTAGGAAACAACTCTTCCATGCGAACCCACAGTTCAGCCATAATCCTAGTGTGCTTGGTTGAGTGATTGGACGAGTTCATTTGCGGCTGTTCGCATTCGGTCTGAACTTGTAGTGCGACCTGGTTGCTGTTTATTAGAGCCATTGGTAAATCCTCCTCTTGGTATTACATCATCTTCCCACCGCTCACCATTGAGCCAGGTCGTTGCCATAGGCGTGAATTGAATCGAACCCCATTGATTACCGTTTTTTTGGTTAATCAGGGATTGGATTATTAATTCGTGCGATGCTTTCTTGATTGCTTTGGCGTAGGCCAGTTTTGATTTAGCCTTATCGGATTTCTTCGGGTAGTCTTGCCAGAATTCTTCAAACCGATTTTGTTGATCACTCACAGCGATAGCGTTAATTATTGGTTTGTTGATATGGTTTGTTATTTGGTTTGTTACTTGTAGTTGGTCTCTCAGTCCAACATCGCAGTTGGTCTCTGAGTCCAAATTGGAGTTGGTGTCTGGGACCAAGTTGGTCTCTAATGCCAAGTTGGTCTCTAAGTCCAAGTTGGTTAGTCGTTCTGGCATACACATCGTGTACTGATTACACCCTGTAAAACCCTTCTTCTTCTTAGTCAGCCAGCCCTTCTTTGCCAGGCTAGTCGTAATCTTAGAAATGCGCGTTTTATCGTTAATGTTAGAACGCTCAGAAAGTGCCTCCAGGCTTGGAAAAACTAACTCGCTTACTTTGCCCCGATAACTAAACAAAGCCAGTAAGACGCGCCTCTCTGGATCTGAAAGCATCGAATCAGTTAAAGCCTCCAATGGCGCAACCAGAATGTTCATCCCAAGCCCCTCTCGCGTATTCTCTCTGCATCTATGGAGAAGTTCGGAAAAGCGTCCGATAATTCTCTACACAGTTTTTCGTGAATTTCGAGGTCTTGTGAAATGAGAAAATTAATTCGTTCGGTTTTAGAAACGCCCAGTGCAGAACACATCTTGCCGAAAACTATATCTCGCCCTAAATCGATGTTGACCGTCATTTTATATTTTTCAGACATTAAGCAACCTCTGACTGAGCAGTTTGATTTGTTTGACTTAAAAGCTCTTGGATCTGATAGCCGCGAAGAGGTGGAACAAACTCACCCCACTGACAAACGGCTGAATGGCCGATACCGAGGGCTTCCGCTAATTTAACAACACCGCCAAAGGTAGCGATTGCTTCTGACTTTAATATTTTCATGTTAGTAATGTTACTGCAGGCACATTATGCTGTCAACCTCTTGAACACCAATAACATGTAAGCTGGCTGACATACACACAACCAAAGGTATTAAAAATGTTAGACCTAGGAAAAAGAGTTAAAGGATTGCGAAAAGACCAGGGCTGGACTCAGTTAGACCTGTCCAAACGCACCAATTTAAGTCGAGGGCGTATTGCTCAGATAGAGACTAACCCTCTAGCCGAGGTGAAAGGCGACACGTTGGTTTCGCTTGCAAAAGCATTTGGGTACTCAACTGAACAGCTTATTTCAGATGACGAGCTTGGACTTTTAGCAGGATTGAAGCTTCAACCAATTACAAAGAAAGCACCAGTAATAAGCTGGGCTTCTTTGAAAGATATACTAGAAGGTACATTTAGTATGGATGAAAGTTATCAGTGGGTAGGATGCCCACACGATATTAGTGATAACGCTTTTGCGCTGGAAGTGCAGAATGATGTCATGACAGCCAATAACGGTAGGTCATACCCTAAAGGGACGCTTATTTTTATTGATCAAACAAAACAATCAAAAACGGGAGATAGAGTAATAGCCATTGACAAAGAAACAATGGAGTCAGTGTTTAGGGAATACGTTGTAGATGGTGGTGTAAAGTATTTGAAACCATTAAATACTGCATACCCTATTCAGAAATTTAACGACAATACCCACGTTATAGGAGTAATAGTCGGTTCATATATAGCCGAATAAATATTATGAATAATTTTAATTTTTCAAAAATGCGATGCAAAAAGCTAGCGTATATGCTTGAAGATGGAATCTGGAGTTGGTTTATACCTTTCACAGACCACATGAATCAGCTACTACCTAAGCATGCGGTTGCGTCTGGCAATTGTAAAACTCAAAAACAAAATCTAATGGGCGGTAAATTTGCAGAAGATCAAGAACCTCAAGGGCCACCAAATACCTAATCGCCCAAATTAATAAGAATTAACTCGCTTTTATTTGCACCATCCCCTCCCAGTAATACCCAATAAATCCTAAATTTTGTATTTAAATCACTTTTTATCATACATTTCAGACATTATGTTTCTTTTATGATGTTAGTGTGCTAACCTACTTAGCATACATAAAGACATTTGGAGCAGCTAATGAACGCATACAACTACATCAATAAGCATTTTGACAGAAACGAAAGTGGGCAAATAATCACCCCTGACCTTTCTGATTTTATTGCTGAGTTTACCGCACAGGATTCATTTACAACACCAGAAGGAAATGTTGAGCCTAACGATCTGCTTGAAGATATTTGCCTATCTAACCGCCAAATTAAACATAACGATATTCAAATGGACGCCTTAAAAGGTGAGCTGCTTAGTGATGCCGATGCCGCAGCTAAGTGGCGTGGGCTCGTTGCACTAATGAATGCGGCAGCTAGTGACTTTTATAATTCTAACATTGTTCCAGACTACCAGGGTGGTGACTTATGAATATGTCAGGTTACACGCTGTTGATTAATTTACTGGGTGTCCTTATCTGGGCAACAGTCACAGTCTGGTGGACAGTCGGAATGACAGCATGAGTAGCTCAATCCAAGCCTGGCTGTTTGTTTTAATAATAATTTTATCGGGAGTAGAGATATGAATAATGTAGCGCAAATTAACCCTAGCATTGTTTACGAGCCTAGCCAAACTACGCATTGGAAACACCTATTTCCGAACAAGACGATGTTGCTTGGTTCGCATAATTTGAATGAAGGTGAAGAACTGGTTGCCAAGATTGCCCACGTTGAAACGCAAAATATTAGAGATGATAGTGGTCAACAAAAAGAAGTACCTGTTATTACTTTTGAAGACGCGCCTCCAATGGTAATGAACATTACAAATGTCAAAACCATCGCTTCACTTTACGGAGTTAATTATTACGATTGGAAAGGACAATCCATTCAGATTTACGCAACTTTAATTAAAGCATTTGGCAAGGAAGGTATGGCACTTCGCGTCAGAGCTACCATTCCAGAAACTAAAGAAGATAAATCTCTGCTAGAGCTTCATGGAAACAAATTAAGCCAATGCACAACGATAAGTGAATTAAAAAAAGTTTTTACTGAAATACCTAAACACATCAAGGTTCGCTTAACTGAATACAAAGACACCATGAAAAACCAGATTGGGGAAACCAATGTATAAATTGGATATTGAACAAAAGTCATTTGAATGGTTAAAAGCTAGGGCTGGAAATGTTACTGGCACTAGCCTCAGTAGCGCACTGGGCACACCAGCAGTCCAGAAGACTTTGATGTACTCGCTTATAGCTGACCGCATGACAGAGGTTCAAATGAGCGATCTAAGCACCCCTGCAATCGACAGAGGAAATGAGCTTGAGCCATTTGCAATTAAAGCCACATCGGCTGAGATAGCCATTGATTTTGAAGAGACAGGATTATTGCTAGACGACAAATACCCACGATTTTCAATATCACCTGATGGAATATTTGAAGATGAAAACGGCTTAATTATAGGGGGCATTGAAACAAAATGCCCTAACTCTAAAAAACACGTTGAATACTTGATGAAAGACGAGATACCTAAAGAGTATTTAAACCAAGTAAAAGCACCTTTTATTATGTCTGATGACATTACATTTTGGGTCTTTGCCAGTTTTGATGATCGAAATTATGAACGCCCACTATTCGTTAAGACAGTCACCAGGGGCGACTTTGATGACATTGACGAGTGCAGAGTTAAGCTATTGAAGTTTTTAGATGTAGTAAATGAAGGTCATATGGATCTAACTTTTTAAAATAACTGGAGAATGAAAATGAGTCAGTACGAAACGAATAATCGCGGAGCAATCTGGATGAACGTCAAAACGAAGGAATCACAGCCAGATTTTACTGGATCTATTCTAGTCGATGGAAAAGACTATTTTTTATCAGGCTGGAAACGTAAGCCAGATGCCAACCCAAAAAGCCCAGAATTGAACCTAGCTGTAACCATTAAGGATAAACAACCTCACACTCAAGCTCCACAACAATCAACTCAAATGGCTCAAGCTAAAGAAAATGCTATGGCTGAATGGGACAAAGGTCCAGGCAAAGGGGATGGGGATGGTTTTGGTGATGATGATATTCCATTTTAGAGGTAACTATGGAAAATAATGAACCCAAACTTTACCAAAGCAAAAATAATTTTGAATATCATTGGATTCCAGTGAGAGGTGGATATATTTTTGATGATGGTAACGAGGGAATAATGACGTTTATGTACGATGGTGAAGGCGTAATCATTAAAA